ATGTGGTAGTGTATCTACTATGGCTTCTGCGATGGCGTCTGTGTCCATCAATGGGCTAAGGTCTTTGAAACGTGGGTCCCATGACGCATAACTGTCACAGCCTGTGCTCACTAAGGGCAGTTCATCATAGGTCTTGTACTTAGCGGGATCAATGTTGATGGCTTCTTGGCTGAGTTCTCCTTGGGGCATACCAAAACCAGCACATTTAAAGTTACAACCAAATGTGCGTAAGAACACTGACGGCACACCCATGTACCTGCCTTCACCTTGTATGCTGTAAAACAGTTCTGCTACTTTGATTTTGCTCATTATTTCCTCGCATGTACCAGTAAATGCCAACCAAGATTTTGTTTCACAGCCTCACGCATTTCTTCTGACATGGCTGCAAACCAAGGCTCTAACTCATAGATGCCTTGCTTGTACTTGGGTACATTATACATGAAACAATGCGCTTGTCTGATATTTAGGATATCATAGCCTACCAACAACTCATGTATCTCTTCTGCGGTATATGCTTGAGCGTAAGGACAACCGGCTTGGGCTTCGAACTGATCTAATCCAGCTCGGATCATAGCATACTTCCAGGAGTTCTTAGCGTATACTAAGAATCGCAAATCACCACCAGGATTCAATGCTCGATATATGTTGTTGATCACCAGTGGTAGATCTGGATAATGATGTAGCACTCCACAAGAGTATACCAAATCAAACTTGCCCAGTTCGGACAGTGCTGAGGCATTGGCTCCATCCATCACATAGAATCGGCCTTGGAGGCCAAATACTTCAAATCGTTTGCGGGCTAAGTTCACGCTTTCTGCACTGAGGTCAATGCCCACATATTCTGCACCGTGACGCACAAACTCCACAGCATCAGCGCCCATGCCACATCCAATCTCCAACACACGCCGGCCTTGATATTGATGGAACTGGGCCAGGTCTTTGAGATGTGGTTCTACGAAATAGCGTTTGAGAGAGTTCTCCACAAAAAACTGTTCGGATCCTACTTCTGCCAAACTATGGTTGATGTTGCAGGGTTGGCGATTCCAATACTCAGTGATTTTGTCAATCAGTTCGTTATTCAAAGGGACTGTCCTTCCATTGTCTTAGTCGTTTGTGTGGATCGGATAATACCATCCTGGCCCAGATGTCTTTGTTTTTTCCGGACAAGCTATCACGGAACCATGAACAGTCACGTCCAATGCTTTCAAGATAGTCAGCTATCTTGGCAGTTTCATCCACACGGCGTTTGCGCCAAGTGATGTGATTGAAACATCTGGGATCGTTGTTGGGCATGTTTTCTAACATGATCCTTTCCTTGAATGTTTCATCCAAGTTCTCTCCAGTGAGATCATAACGCTCATGATGGATCATCACCGGAATGTTTTTAACTATGTCCAACATCCAGGCCACTTGGCTAGTCCATGCATCATTGATCTGATGTGGACTCAAATGCCCTGTGATCTCGATCCACTTGCGGGGCAAGATAGGGAATATGGCGTAAGGATGTTCGTGATTGGTTTCGGCACGCAGCAAAGCAAACTCAGAACTATTGTCCATGATGATCTGATCCCAATCTTGGGTTTTCATCACAGCGTCATCGTTCCAGAAAAACAACCAGGAACCTTGACTGGCCGCAGCCAATGCATTGAGATATTCATTGAGTCGGAGATAGCCCAGTCTCGTGAACTGCATGGCTGTGTATTCTGCACCAATGCCATCTAGATATGGTTGGATTTCCTGGTTGAAATGTTGTATGCTCTCAGTGTCATCATCATCAAATGCGATCATGATTTCCACACGACTGGGATCCTTGGCGTGATCCATCAGGGTTCGGAGGCATTGTTCTAGTGGCTTGGGTCGCCCGCGTGTGGGCAAAAGTACGCTGATATCGATGTTAGTCTGCGACGAGTTCTCTGTGTTCATGTATCACTTCATGGTTGTTAGATGGAGTGGTTTTTGTTATTATTGTTTTTCCAAAGTTGCGTTTACGTCCAAAATACATACTCTCTAGGAATCTATCTAGGCTCATGGTCTTGTCTTCCACAGAGTCAAATCTATAATGACACTGTGTGGCCAAGGGTAAGTCATCTAATAGATATCCCAGAAAATCGTAATCAAACGTTTCTTTGATTGGTAGTGCGGTAAAGTCCTTGTAATCGATCACATAGTTGCGTTGGAACTTCAACAGCTGGTCCATGATGTTACTGTCAATATTATAGCTGGATCTTACGAACTTGTCAATGATATCAAACACATGATTGATTTTTTGCTGCTGCTGCATATACAGGGTGGTGCGGTGTACCAAGTTCCATCCAAACACTTCGATGTTACCGATCTTGGGATGATTGATACGTCCATCTATGGTCCAGTTTTTAAAGTAGCTGCGAGTTTCGGCAAACTGCTCTTTGAACCATTGATCCTGTTGTATCCACTCATAAAAAGCATCATAGAACTTACTGTAGTCAATGCCATGTGCCTTGGCCAAGTATCTAGAGATGTATGTGGTCAATCCATTGATGTGGAAGGTCTGGATGAAACTGTTCCACACCAACGTGTCCAACATCATTTCTCTAGGTATGTCCTTGGTGCTCACAACCACATCCACGCATTCGCTAAGGTCAACGTCACCATAGCTGCCGCTCATGTAGTCATACACAGGCACAGACTCAATCTTCCACATGCGTTTCTGCAACAGGTTCATTTCTGCGTTTTCCAGCAGCTGGGCCTGTAAGATATTCACGCCTGTGTGATTGCCTGCACGGAATATCTTCCAGAAAGCATCCTTCCATGTGGCCACTGTTTCTCCAGGCAAGCCCAGAATAACTTCGGTGTATACTGGTATGTTGTTGCGATCACAAAGGGCAAAGATCTCGTCGATCTTGTGTTGGTCCAAGTTCCTGCGCTTGATGTTCTCCAGCACGTCATGGTCCATACTTTGTACGCTCACTGTGAGACCTTGCCCGAAGTTAGGACTCTCTTCAATCAGTTTCTTGACGATGCCTACCACTTCGTTCTTTTGGTTCTTGGCCCAGGTCATTGAGAAACTGCTGAGCTTACCCCAAGTCTTCTGCACCTCTATCAGCTTGTCTACGATCATGTTGTCACGTTCGATAAACATACCAAAGTTAGCGTCAGTGATGGTAACAAAGCCACAATGCTCGCCAATCCATTCTAGTTCATGGAACACACGGGTGAGTTCAAACTTCTTGACCTTGTTGTAAGTCAGCGAACCCCAGTCACAAAAGGTGCACTGATATGGACAACCGCGATTGGTCTCTAGTGTGGCATTCCAAATCACATCCGGATTCTCAGCCATCATCTTGTCAAATATGCCTGTGAGGTATGGACTGGGTATTTGATCTAATGTATCGATCCTGGCACAATCGCCTGTGTCCACCAGTCCTGGGCGAGTGTTGATCAGCAGCCCAGGAATGTGGGAGAAGTCGTCAGTGTCAAAGTCTTCCAGGATGCGTTTGAAAGTTATCTCACCTTCCATCTTGATCACTAGATCCATGAAGGGTTCTTTTTCAAACAGCAACGGATCAGTGATAGCAGGTTCCGGACCACCGAACAAGATCTTGACTTTGGGATTGAGTTCTTTGATGCGGCGTGCCAGTTTGTAGTTGTATCTATGATTCCAGACATAGGCACTGAATGCCACTATGTCACTGTGCTGCAATCTAAGTGCCACATCCTCCACTGGTTCTCTGCGCCAGATTATTTCATCCACTTCCCATTGCTGTTTTATATGATCATGTCCCAGGGCATAGCTCAATATCACACCTACAGAATAAGGCAAGTAGTAGGCATTGAACTCTTTAGGGCCCTGTTGGAAGTTGGGCTGTACGAAACTTACACGTTTTTTAGTCATCACGTATTTAACTTAGGTATAAGAACGCCTAGTTGCCGGTTAACATCATTGGCGAACATTTTTTCCCAGGGATCTCTTTTTCCCTGACAACTTTCTGCAAAGAAACTGGTGTCTATGTTGTTGTCTTGCATCCATGTGGCTAAAATAGCACAATCATTCAATCGTTGTCGTTGACGGTCAACATAGTTGAAATCATTGGGATTAGTAGGATTGGTCTCTAACACTTTCCTGTTCTTGTAGGTAGCATCGTTGTTGTTGCCAGTGAGATCGTTGCGATCGTGATTGCACCAAACTGGTATGCGTTCAAAGATATCCAGCATGTATGCAACCTGGCTTAACCAAGCATCATTCAAACTGTGCTGGCTTAGATGTCCCACTAGATCATGCCACTTACGAGGAACTATGGGAAAGATGCTGTATGGGTGTTCGTTGTGTGTATGCACACTCAGCAGTTTGAACTGGCCTGTATAACCACAGATTATTTTGTCCCAATCTTGTGTCTGCATGTATGCGTCATCATTCCAGAAAAACATCCAAGAACCTGTGCTGTGACTAGCCAATGCATTCACATAATGATGTAAGTTCTCATAGCCCAAAGGATCAAACACCAGTATGCTATCGGATACATTTTTTTCTGCGAGATAAGGTCTCACAGTTTGTTTCCAGAGTTCAGTGTTTTCCTGATCGTCTTGATCTACTCCAAACACTATTTCTATCTTGTGTAGGCCCGAGGCCCGGTCGATCAAACTGCGCAGACTGCGCTCCATCTGATCAGCACGACTCCGGGTTGGTAACAGTATGGAAATATCCATTACTGAGCAGCAGTGTCGTTGGCTATTTTGTTTTGCAAGTAGCTCAACAACATGCCATAAGCAGGCAGGATCACCAACAGGCTCACAACGATCTTGGTGATACTTTGGTTAGTGGCCACGATGTGCCAGTTAGCTGCCATGAACTCGTTCTGGCCTCCGGCGAATGCTGTGAAGAAGAAAGCATAGGTGTCAAAGAATGTGCTCACCACACAGCTCAGTGCAGGAGCGATCCACCAGGTGGCATACTTCTCACGCAGGTATTGGAACACATAAACGTCCAGCAAGTTGCTAACCAAATAAGCCACACCTGATCCTAGACCAATACGGAATGCCACTGAACTGGGAGCACCACCGGCCAACACCACCAAGATACTGACAAACACAGCAGGGATGAATGCCAATCCAATCACTGCGCGGCCAGTTTCCTTGCCCAGCAAACGCACGGTCAAGTCAGTCAACACCACCACTAGTGGGAAAGTGAACGCTGCCACTGCCAGGGGATGCCCAGCAAGGTCAAACTTGAACTGCACTAGATAGTTGCTGAGTGCGATGATAGCGATGTGTGCTATCATGAGTTTGGTGACCAATGCTCGGTCAAGTCCTGCTAAGATACGATCTAACATTTGTTTCTCCTTGGTTAAAGACTACCGCGTAGGTAGTTGATGACTTTCTCTGGACTGGTTTCACCGTAGGGATCTGAACCACAGTTGTCCTCACGGCCGGGTTCTTCAAACCAGGCTTCGATCACACCATCATTCACAATCATGGCATAGCGCCAGCTACGGTCGCCAAAACCAAGGTTGTCTTTGCTTACCAGCATGCCCATGAGTCTGGTAAATTGTCCTGTGCCATCGGGGATCAGTTTGATCTTGTCGATGTTTTGCTGTTTGCCCCAGGCGTTCATCACGAATGCATCGTTTACACTGACGCAATAGATATCACTGATACCGTGGCTTTGGATTTCAGCATGGCCTACTTCAAAGCCTGGCAGTTGATATGTGCTGCAAGTTGGGGTGAATGCACCTGGCAGGCTAAACACCAACACACGCCGACCAGCAAAGTAATCGTGTGTGGTCATGTCTTGCCAACGATATGGGTTTGATCCGCCTACGCTTTCGTCACGCACACGGGTGCGGAATGTTACGTTTGGTACTTGTCTTCCGATCATTTGTTCTCCTTAGTCTAATGTCAATGAAGTTGATTTAGCAACCACTGCCTGTGTTTGTGCTTCACGATACACATGTAGTTTGGTTGCTAAATCAGAATCTGATGTGGCTAACATGGCCACAGCAAACAGTGCTGCATTGGCAGCACCTGCTTCTCCCACAGCAAACGTGGCCACGGGAATTCCTTTGGGCATCTGCACCATACTTAACAAGCTATCTATACCTTTGAGGTATTTTGATGGCATGGGCACACCTAACACCGGTAACTGTGTCTGTGCTGCTACCACACCAGCGAGATGAGCTGCTGCCCCTGCCGCTGCAATAAACACTTTAGTACCACGAACACTACATTCAGTGATCCATTTTTCTAAAGCTTCGGGACTACGGTGCGCACTCAATGCCCTAGCTTCGTAGGGCACATCAAACTGTTTCAATATCTTAGCTGCTTCAGACATTATCTCCCAGTCAGATGTACTGCCCATGACTATGCCTACTTTTGGATTCATGCTGTGACCTTTCGTGATATTTTAATCTTGGATCTGTAGTATTGCTTGGCTGTGATAACCGCAGCAGTCAAGAACGGTGCCACGGGTTCTACCATGGGATCCAGTTGATGCCACCATTCTGTGAGGAATGGTTCTTTCTCCATCATCTGTAGCGCCACTACAAACAACACATAGCTGCCCAAGAATATGAGATTGGGATGGCGTACTAGAAGCTTACTGATGATAGTGCTGCTAAACAAGATCATGGGTACTGATATCAGCAATCCAAAAACTACCAGCCAAAAGTCACCATTGGCCGCAGCAGCAATGCCTAGGGCATTGTCTATGCCCATCACCGCATCTGCTACCACGATAGTGGTGATTGCGCCCCAGAAGGTATGCTTGGCATCTATGGTCGAATCTTCTTCGTGGAACGCCAGTTTCCAACCAATGTACAGCAATACCAATCCACCCACAAACTTCAGGCCTGGTATCAGCAGTAGATAGGTCAGCATGGCCACGCACAGGAACCTCACTGCCACTGCACCTATGGTGCCCCAGATGATAGCTCGCTGTCTTAGATGTTCGGGCAACCTGTTTGCTGCCATACCAATGATCAAGGCATTGTCGCCTGCCAGCACCAGGTCAATCAATATGATAGCTGACAAAGCCCATAATGTTTCTAACATATGATACCTCCTTTAGTTAACAAAATCGTCGAACTCATTGTCCGACCTATGGCCCACACGCATGGCCATGTTTGAATCAGTTTCACGCACTTCTACTTTGCAACACCACACACGCTTGGCTTCTTCCGTTCCATACATGGGAAAGAATATGGTGTTGATATATTCGTACAGGAAGTCAGCTAATCCTTCGCAGCCTGTCTTTTCTACTTCGGTGATCTTGGCTATGCCCAGTTTACCCAAGTTCAGTAGTGCATCACGATGAGGATCATCCTGAGCAACCAATAGAGTATGGTCAAACCATTCCTCTAGTTTGTCCTTGAGTGGTCTCAATCCTCCGAAATCCATGCACCAGTTACGAGCATCAAGAGTATCACATTCAAATTCAAAGTGGAAACTCAATGCGTAACCATGTACCAGATTGCAGTGACTGTCGGCGCGCCATTGACGGTATGCCACGGGGCCTATTTGATTGTACGTCTTAGTAGAAATATATTTTGCCATGTGTTTCTCCTATGTTAGATTATAGCATAGGCGGCAGAATTTGTAAAGCGGGAGTGACGCCAAGACCGCTTGGGAACAGTATTTACTCTAGCAGTTGATCCAATAAACTTTTGCGATCGCCTAGTAGAGCACAATCAATGGTCCCCCAGTTGTTTTCGGACAGTGTTTTCCTAATGATCCATTGTTTGCCCGGAAAAAAGTTAGCAGGATATAAGAATTTAGGCCGTGGACTAGTCTTGTATATCCGAGACTTGTTGTCGCACATGTTGAGATTAGTATCCCAGGCATTTACAAAACTGCTCATCACTTCTGGACTCCAGTAGTAGAAGGCCCAGGGATGTTGATTTGGAGCCAAGGTCTCAATATACAGATCGCTTTCTTCGAGCACGAAGCCACGATAGTCACCCAGTTGCGGTTCAAGATAGGTCATCTGCTCTTGGTCTGGATAGTATTCGATCTGATAACCAGTTACGAGCTTGCCACCAAGTTCATTCACATATTGATGTAAGAATCCAGCAGTGACTGAACCTCCCAGCAATCTTGGTTTGTGTTTGAGATACACTGCTTTTCCATGATCTGATGTCACATAATCATCGATATCAACAATCACAGGTTCTACATTATGTGTCCTACACCAATGCATAGCATACCAAGTTTCATAGTGTTGGTCATTGGATGTGGCCAGGTTATATCGCAATATCAGTGGTGTAAATGGTATGCCATTGCGATGCAAACAAGTGGCCACGTATTCGCTGTCACTGCCACCACTGAGCGCTAGGTACAGATTTTTGTGACTATCGTATATTTCACTAGCTGCTCGATCACAGGCATGATCAAAATCCATCAAGACACGAGCACGGCGTAAGAACTCAATGCGGATATTTTCTGTTTTGTCTCTTGCTGTCTTGCCATCCCAAGTAAGATTGATCCAGTTATTTTTACATAGCATCGTTGATCCATGCTCTATGATGCTGTTTCAAAGGTTCTGCGGGATCCATGCACAGGTTCACGATATTGCGGCTGAGCTCTCTATCTTGAGACCAAGCCTTTTCCCACACCTGTTGATTCATGGTCCAGGTCTGTTGTGGATATCTGACATCGCGATATTTGTATACTTCTACACTACTGTGTTTATAGTCAAGGTTAGTGGCCACTGTGACAAACAGAGCACCTGGTTGCCATTCAATCATGGTGCCAGGATAGATAGCCAACCACATGGCTCCGATGTTTCGCATGTGATCTTCGGTGAGGATGTGAGGTGGTTGTTGTGCAGGAACCGTTTGTAAGCTACCTTGATCAAAAGTTTCAATGCGTATATCACCAAACCTGCTGAGGCCAATGGGATCATACACACCAGCATGGGCCACGGATATATGGTCAATGTCCAGGAACACATCCATGATGGCATCCACTGAAGCTTCCACTAGGTCAGTGCGATGTTTCATCAAGGTCATGTGTTTGAGAGGCATAGTAGGAACAAAATCTATGGCCTCGCTCAACAGCATATCATTGACTGTGAATATTTGATGCTGGTCCAATCGGCCTTGATTGTCTTGACCTTGACCATCAAGACCAAACTTCCAACCATGATAAGGACATTGTAGTTGGCTGGTACGGCATTGTGTGATCATGCTGCCTTGATGCGGGCATACATTGGTCATCAAACTAAAGTCGCCCTGGTTGTTCACCAATAGTTGATGTTGTTTATACTGCCCCAATGGTGTGGCAGAATTAGGGCGATAGTCTTGTGTGAGTCCTAGAAACATTCGGGTTTTTTATATCCTGTGTTCTTGTAGTTAGCCTGACCAGGAATCACTCCGCGCACTCCACCCACCGGATCCGCACAGTCTCCTGCAGATCTTGGGATGAGGTGTATGTGCGGGTACATCACTGTTTGACCAGCCACTGCGCCCATGTTCATACCTATGTTGAACCCCTGTATCTCTCCACGCTCTTTGAGCTGCAAGCCATGTATGTATGCAGAGTCAAATGCATCCTTGATCACACCAGGTGTGTCATAGCGAGGCACAAACAACAGATGTCCAGGTGCCACAGGATACGCATCGCGGAACACAGCCACATGATAGTCGGATATCTCTTTGGCTTCGTCAGTCCATGGGGCTGTGCCCTGCTGCTGCGCATCTCTAAGAGAGCGATGACCTATGTAGCTATTCATTGTTAGCTATCGCGTTCCATTTCAGCGGCTTCGCGCACCAAGGCCACAAGTTCATCCACAGTGGTCACCATGATCTTGGCAGTCTTCCACTCGTTTTCATCATCACGGCCACTGACTTCGATCATGAAACCGTTGTCATACATGTTGATGCTAAAGTTCTCATTGGTCTTGGCCAACTTGTCGCTGATCTTCTTTACTGCTACTTTGGCTTTTGCCATGTTGCTCTCCTTGGTTAGTGGTACTAGTATTAGATCCAACTCTGCTGCTAACTTCTGCATCTCGATTTGATCCCGGGCTATCTCTTCCTCAGTCCAGAAAGTTTTCTTTTTGCGTGGCATTATCGTGGGGCAAAATCTTGCTGTAGTTTGATATTGTCAAAGAACTCTTTTTTCACAGATGGATCTGTTTTGAACACGCCGTTGAGCACTGTGGTCTGTGTGAGACTGGAGTATGCCATGATACCGCGATTCTCGCAACAACCATGCTGGGCTTGGATATACACGCCCACATCCGGACTGCCCGAAGCACGACCAATCTCACGTGCGATGTCCATGCACAGTTCTTCCTGCAAGGTTCCACGACGAGCACACCATTGTGCGATGCGGCTATACTTGCTGAGACCGATCAGCGTGGAGCCTGCGATGATGCCGATGTACGCGATGCCGGTGACTGGTTGGTGATGATGCGAACACATACTTTTGAGTTCGGATCTAACAACCAACATACCTTGGTATTTGCCTTCGTCTTCGTTGGGGAAACTGGTCGCAGCAGGGCTGGTATCATATCGTCCACTCATGATTTCGTTAAAATACATTTTCGCCATACGGCGGGCTGTTCCTTGGCTATTGGGATCATTTTCACGATCGATCAATAGTGCATCCAAGACTTTTTCAAAAGCCTCTGTGGCTTCGGTGATCAAGTGTTCTTTGTCCGAATCAGCTAGATAGTCGCTGATGTTGTCTCCGGCCCAGAACCTCTTGCCATCTGACTTCATGCGCTCGCGCAATACTTGTGATAGATGTTTGCTTGTGTCTGTCATATGTTCTCCAGTGGATTGATTATAGCGTATTTAGATTTTAGTGTCAATGTTTTTGGATTTAATAAAGTCGTACAATGTCTGAGCTATCAACCTATGACCTTGAGCATTAGGATGAGACCCATGTGGATAGATGTATTGATTTTTTTCCGGAATCTCAAACCGTATCGTTCCCTTTTTAGAGAGCAACCCCAACAACTCTGCACAATGGCTTTGTCCTTGGCGATATATCTTGGTAGCATCTACTTCGGGCCATAAGTTGAGCGTTTGCCATCCCGAAATATAGTAGTCATTAATGTTGTGATGTTTGCACAAGGTCTGGAAGGCCAACAGATTGGTGTTCAAAGAAATATCATCGGCTTGTTTGGATTGTATTTTTTTATAGTAAAACTTGTTGATTTCTTTGAACAAACTTTCGTACTTTTGTTGCATAGGGCGATGAAGGTATTCACTAGACGGATTTAAGTTAACAAATTCTCCATCCATATCAAAAAACAAGAATCGTTGTTGACCAGTAAGGAAGAATATCGCAGTTTTTTTTGAGTCATCACCAACTGATTCTATCATGGCCTGACGAACCTGTAGATGCATATGACTGATTGAGCTTGCTACCTCTGAGTAGTTCCTGACTTGGTCCACACCGAGCATGACCCCTAACTGACCAGCATAGTTTTGTTGTCTCCTTGTGCCAGGATCTAGTTCTGCCCCATACGCCCAGGAATCTCCAAATATGTACAAATGATTTTTCATTTCATAAACTCTTTGACAGTGTTATAATGTATCTCACGTACTTGGTTACGATGTTGTTGTAAAAGGTCAAAGTTCGCACACAATCGATCTCTCAACGACTTCCTGATATCCTGGCATTGTGATATGCTGAGTGTTTGATCTAACTTCCGTACTTGATCAATCACTGCCCGAAATCTTGTTTCTTCTTCTGGTATGCTATCATAGTCATGATTCACTATGTCATCAAACATATCAAACCCCAACTTCCGAATCTCTTGCACTAGACCCGGAACAGCGAACCAGATAGGTATTTGTCGCAGACCAAATGATTTGAAAGTTTTTTCCGTGATGAATAAACTGCGCCAGATACCCACATCGGTTTGGCTACTGCTTTCAACTACGAGATTGAACAAACAACTATGGAACACTGGATTTGTTTGGTCATGTTCGGTATCGTTGGTCACACGATCTATTACACCGTCAATCAACATAGGTAAGTTTACATCGGGAAACAGGTGCTGGAAAGGTTTGTTAGCCCAAATCGCTGCGGATCCAAAACTCATTCTCACATCACAGTTTGAGTCTAGCAACATACGAGCTATCATGGCCCTACTGTGGCTAGGCCTACGCATCAAACACAAAAACTTTTGATCAACTGTGTCATCGTAATACATTGATTCGAGACGTGACAACCATTGGCTATGGGTTACCATCCAGTTGGGCATACTTAACGCCCGGTAATCCAACTGTTTGGTATCAACACAGGTGCTGTATATCACCAGTAGATCCTGCACAGGCAAGGACTGCAAATATTTGATCAATGGTGCTGCTACTTGGTCACAATGACCTTCGCAGCTGAAATCTAAAATCATCCTATGATCGCGTATGTCTTGCACTGTGAACCCAGATTTGTTTAGGTCTTGATGTACTTGATGTTCTATATCGGATTGGCTGTTGAAATGCAAGCCAGTGTAACGCAACACCCCAGGTTGCACTTTTTGTATCGGTATAATCATTCCGAGATTTTTATATTTCTTAGATCAGGATACGCAACTGTTTTAACAGGCGGACAATCTTTCTTCAGCTTCTTCAACAACTTCGAACCAAGCACAGCCTCTTCTATGGTAGGCTTGTAATGGTATCCTACCACAAACTTCTTTTGATCGATCCACGGTGACACAGTTAGATCACGTCCATCGTATCTCATACGGATTATTTTGTCGTATGCTTTGCGATCATCCAACAGTATAGCACCACCACGGCCTATGTTTAAAGGCTTGTCATAGCCAAAACTCAAACATTGCATCTTGCCTGATTGATACATGTCTGGTTCTAGTCTACGAGCACTGTCCCAAATGCGAGTATACATAAAATCATACTCACCGGCCCAAGTTTGCTCGGTTTCATCTTTGTACACATAATGGATACCTAACTTGTGCATAAGCATGGGTATGCTGATGTAGGTATATGGAGTCATCTTTAGTGCTCGAATCTGATCGTGTCTTAGGCACAGCTCAATGGCATGGGTGCAGCAGTCGGTCATGATGGCATAAGGCGCGCCACAGAACTCAGCCAACTCCTTTTCAAACTTTAGGATCTTATCGAACATACCACTTCCAGGCGTGTTGGATCATGTGATCCAGATCGTATTTGCGCCAACCCGGAGCCACACGGTCAAACTTGTCTGATGATGCAGTAAGAGTGTCTGGATCGCCTTGGCGGCGTGGACCAAATCCAACCACTGGAGTACGTCCTGTGATCGCATTGCAAGCAGCCAAAATCTGCATCACACTGGTACCTGTGCTGTTGCCTAGATTATACACACCTGCAGGAATATCACGATCTAATGCACGGATATGAGCTTCTGCGATATCTTCCACATGCACATAGTCTCTCACGCAAGTGCCATCATCGGTATTGTAGTTGTTGCCATTCACAGTAAACACCAAATCATCACGTATAGCTTCCAGCAAACGAGCTATGACATGGGTAGCACCAGGTGCCTGTCCATGCCTTGCTTGACTATCAGCACCACAGGCATTGAAGTAACGGAAGGCCACATAATCTAGTTTGTAAGCACGATGATAGCTTTCGAGCACTTGCTCAATCATCATCTTACTCTCTCCATAGGGAGAAATGGGTTCTCTTGGATCTACTTCATGACATGGGGTCATGATTGGTTGTCCATACACCGCTGCACTAGAACTGAATATGACTCTACATCCGGGCATAAAGGTGTTGACGTTGCCCAGCAGGATCAAGGTCTTGACCACGTTGTTGTTGTAGTAGATGCCTGGGTTGGCAAGACTAGGCCCAACCAAACTGGTACCAGCACAATGGATGATAGCATCTGGTTGCCACTTATGCATCTCTGCTGTGCTGTCTTGATCCGCAAAGTCTCGAAACAAGAAGTAGTCTGGCACACCTTGCAAGTGATCAGGCAAGGGTGTAAAGTCAACACCCATCACACGGTGTCCAGCATCTTTGAGTTTGAGCATGATCTCGCCGCCAATGAAACCTGCGGCTCCTGTGACTACAATGTTCATTATCGTGCCCTCAATGAGTATTTGGCTGTGGCAGCATGATCCCTGTAGCGTGGATCATCTCTACGCCATTGTTCACCTTGACCTTGCATGATATCTACCACACGGTCCACAGTGCCATTGGTCCAGTCTGAGATCAAGCCTTGATTGTGATGTGGTGCCAGCAGCAGTAGATCCAGTTTGGCCAAGGCATCTTCCTGGCTCCAAGGCACATACATACGCTCATGGTCATTGGCAAAGGTTTCTGGAAAACTGCGATAAGCGGGATATAACACATTAGCGCCTAAGGTGTCCCCTTCGCTGACAGTATTGCTGACCCAATCTTGTAGAGCACAATTAAACAATACGCGAGTATCATTAAGTAATCTATAATACTCATTTTTTCCTAGGTTCTCGTGGATGTCTAGCTTGCCCTGTGCTGCCATAGTCCTGGCTCGCGACACATACTCGGGATTGTTGCTGCGCAGAGGACCGCCAGAAAATATAGCAAACCGGACTTCGTGTCTAGCAGCAGGTGGTCGGCTCAAGTATGCTTCGATCATGTCCATGAAGAAGCCGGGCTGTTTCTCCTGATCCCAACGAGCAGCGAATCCCACACGCATCTTGCGTTGTTCAAATGGACGCACCTTGCCATCCACACGCTCCAGCACTTCCTCTTTGCCAAATGCCAACCCTGAAATGTTGTAGATTGGGGCAGTCCATCCAGCGATGCGCATATGAGCTACCATCTCTTCGTTAGTGGCCAACACGCCTGACACAAAGTGGTTCACCATCTTTTCATAAGTTGACATCCACTGCGCCATGCCCCATACATGAACAAAGTCATCAGGGTCAATAGCCTGAGCAAGACAGCGCACAAACACACGAGGCCGCATATCAGCAGGGATCTGATCCATGATGTAAGGCAGGCTTTCGATGCCGGGCTGGAACATGTCTTCGAAGTAGATGACGTCGTCACTGGTGACTTCTCCGTCTTTCATCAGTTGCACCAGATTCATCATCTGGCTCATTGAAAAATAACTGCGGCCATGTGCGTCCAGGACCTGTCCTACGCTGATGCTTTGGCTATCGTCAATGGTCGTACCAGGCACATACACCACATCTAGTCCACGGCGATCAAACACACGCCGATTCCATTCAGTGAGTTGTAGTGTGTATCGGGCCTCGTACGACTCAAGGCCCATGTAGAAAAGTTTTCTCATCAGCGAGCACCAGCAAGCCGACGGCTATCCTCGTCCCACATGTTCTTGGCGTTTTTGCCTGAACTGAATTTGTTGTATTGTTGCCAGGCATAGGCCTTGAAGTTGTAGAGATCGCCTTCGTTGAAGCGATATCCGTAGTCACGACAGAACTCTAAGAACTTGTCCAAGTCCTCCAAAGTTTGTTGTGTACGGGGATTGGGTTGATAGTCGCGCTTGCCCATGATGCAGTTTCCTTTTAGATTGCTAAGTTGATGTTAGGACGGTGAGTATCGTATTTGATGAGGCAGCCGTTCTCACCATCTTCGGCCACTTCAATCCACACGCTACGACCAGGGTAACGTGATGAGATTTGGGTATATAGGTCGTCTGCGATCATCTCGCAAGATTTGTAGTCTAGGCTTAGAGTGGAATCGCGAAACAGATTCTCCAGCCATCGTTTGAATTGGATGAACTCGATGTCCCTGTCATTATGGAACACATCGATCCACACCCTGAAATGAAAAATATGACGATGGGGATTAGCAAGGAACGATACGTCATATTCATCTCCGGTGGCCAACGCTGGGTCTGTGGCTGCTGCCGGGTATTTATGCATGCCCTCTTTGCGGAAGGTCACCCATATCTTGCGCTCTGCTAGGTCCATGATGCGCTGATGCTTTTCTTGTAATGCCATTTCTCGTTGTTCTATCATAGTCTTTCGTCCTGAGTGTAAGCGTCCCAGCTGGTAAAGTAGTCACGCTGTTTGAGGTCATGTATATTCCAACACCAAACACCAGGATTGGTGGCTTGGAAGTCCCGGTCATCTAGTTTGAGCACAGCATTGTATCCCAGTTGATTGATGTAGGGTAGTTTGGCTGAGATCATTGGGATGAAGTTGAAGTGCTCACACAAGCCTGTATCAGCAAGGCCTTCCACGCAGCTGATGTCTAGATCCAATGTGGCCCAGATACCTTCAGCCAACACATCCGAGATCATCTTGGTCCAGGCTTTCCACTCCTTGGCATTGTCAGTGGCCAAGTTAGGAAAACTTTGATTGGCACCGAAATACACATGCTGGATGCCATCAGGGTGGTTGGCCACGTGTTTCATGATGTCTTTGGCAGCATGTAAGCCTACCACAAACAAAGTGGTCTTGCCATACATGGGTGTGAGTTCTACTTCTGAGCCCACAAAAAACTGGATATCATCGAAGCCTTCTCGTTTCATGTTTGTTCCTGTTCAAGTTGATCTAATGCGGATGAGTCTAAGTTTACAGCATCTTCGATATTGTTGTCAACACTTTGTTCTTCTAAATCAAACAACACATTGAACTGTGTTCGGGCATTCATGGCCTTCTTGCCTTTGAATCCTCGTGTGCCCACGATCTCCATCCAATAGCTGCTGTACTTTTCGATTATGGATTCAGCAGTGGCCCGATCTGGTGCAGCGAATATGGATTCCACTATGTCCTCAAACTTAGCATAGTCACCACCTTGGCGTCGCATCATGGCAGGATGTTCTCCGGCATCAAAACGCCTATTGGCCTCTTGTACCGCAGTCAAGTGCATCCAAACATTGTGACCCATCAACAAGGCATAGCTGAAACTATCCCACGAAGTTTTGCCCTCTTTACCATTTTTGTTGAGATCACCAGGCCGGTAGATACAGATGTCTTTCATCTGCAATAGGTCACTGATTGGTGAATCTTCCCAGCGTGGATAGATACCATCTGCTACCACACCAGTGCTCCACTTACGAGTATCTGTGGAATACTTCTTATCGTCGGCACTGGGAGCCATTCTGTATGACCATTTTGAGTCGTGCTCAAATACATTCTCAAAGTAGACTTGTCCATTTGCTGTGGCCAAGAACGGGCTGGCACAGTCAAAGCTGATGGTGAAATCGGGGTTGACATACTTCCGTACTGCCCGCTGTATGACTGTGAGTAGCACTGCCCATTCCAGTTTGGAGGTGCCCAAGAAGTGCATCCAGTCATGCTTGCCCTGTTGCAACAAGTTATCGTAACGCAAGGCCACTAACCGTTTGAGCACTAAGTGTACATCACACATGTTCTGACCACCCATTGACCAACCATCAAAGTGTGTGGTAGGATACTTTGCAGGATCACAGTAGTCCTTCATCATCTGATACCACTGCTCTGCTGATGTATGATTGTCACCTTGCAACACATTCAAGAACTTGGCACCGCCATTGTCTTTACCACGACGGTGTTTCATGAAGTATTCGTTGTTGAACTTGGTAGCATCCACGGCTTCGTTTAGTGTGGTAATCTGGCAAGCCCGGCTGGCTTTTTTGTCATGGATCACCCAAGTTGGTATGTCCAAAATCATGCCATAGTCGGCCATATTATCCAACCAGTTCAATACGTCTGCTCGTTTCTTCTGTGCTTTTGGGCAACCCGAGTTGGCTTTCCAGTCACCCTCCCACAGACCTTTGGCAATCTGGAATCCTCCGGAGTCACCTAGTATGAAGGTGCCAGGTTCGCGATTACGCACCATGTCCTCAGACCAGTCCTGTTTGTTGAGATCCAGATTGGCATGACCACCTGAATACAGGCTCCAACGATAGGGAAACAAGGCTTGCTGGCTGTTGAGCCAGTTCATCTGTTCCATATCATTAAGACCATTTGGGAACCGAGCAGGATCCACATAAGGGTTCATGGGATCCTGACGCTGTTTGCCTATGAAGGTAGCGTAGAATCCGGAGATGGCTGGGAGGAACACAGCATAGTCATTCTGTTTGCTGGTTAGATCGTCTTGGGTCAACGCATGCTCTCCAATGTGATCAGCTTGCCCAGTTCCCGGTTGAACTCCATTTCGTCAGTGATGATGTGGATGTTTTCTTGATTCCGGTCTTTGACTCGATCATACTTGCGGAAGTTTATGATAAAGCCACCATTCACACGCTTCACACGGATGTTGAGACCATCTCCCCAATCCACATCATCACATTCCACGGCGGCCAGCAGACCAGGCGGAGTTGGGTAGACCTCGTCATACTTGTTTTTATTATCCCAAGCCTTTTTAGCTTGACGATAAAACCAACGATCAAACCATTTCATCAGTAGTCCTTATTTGCTTTGAGCTGGCAGGATGTAGTTGTAAACAGCCAGGCCAGAATCCACAGTGATTTTAGCAGCACCATCATCGCTGATGCGCACAGTCTTGTCCCCGGTGAGAGCCAAGATACCCATGACTTGTGCAGCAGGCCATGACCATGCACGTTTCAACTGGCCACCAACACTGGGATGGAACACAAAGTTACCAGCGTGTGTGCTGTGATCACCAAAGAAGAACTTGAGGTCACCGTTTTCAGTCTTGGCCTGGAAGTTGGGTTCTTCAGCATTGGCTTGTGCCTGCATGCGCAGTTTCTGGATAGCAGCTACTGTGGGTTCAAACTCGATATGCCAAGTGACACCTTTGAACTTGGGAGTCTTGAGTTTGTCTGTGACCACTTCTGCGGTCATGAAGCGATAGTTGTTGCGGAAGTCTCCATTGGCATTGCTAAAATCAATACCATCGAGAACGCCAGTGTCCTTGCGGCGTGACAGCTTGAGCGTGGCGTTTTCCTTGTACTCTTGTAAGCTCAAAATAATCTTGAGCTTGCTCAAGTTAGGCATACCAAACGTGCCAACAAAGTCAGGATGTGGATTCTTAAGTTCACCTTCTAATACCACAGAAAGGTCTTCGGCGATGCCCACGATCTGTGTGGATTTGTCATCGCCGGTGATCTTGATCAAGTCGATGCAGCCGAGGTCGTGTGTGTGTTCTACTAAGTCTAAAAGATAGTCTCTCATGTTTTTCTCCTATGGATTATTATAACAGGGTTATTTAGATTTTGCAACTAAATTCGATATATTTTTGCCAGTGTCTGAGCACCACGCATACTGGATACTTTGCCTGGCCGCCTCATCTCAAACCAGGCCAGCCCATGATCACCATACACATTACGTTCAATCTCAAATCCAAGTTCCTTGGCCATTTGTTGTATTTTTCCACCAGGGGTATAGCACATGAAATGGTTCTCAACTGACCCAACTGATTCTTCTCGATCACAATCATTGTAAGTAAAAATGATCGTGCCGCCTGGACGCAGCAGTTCCATGGATTCTGCTAGATAACGCTTGATCATTTCCATGGGCAAGAAGTTGAAATAGCTGTAGGCAAAGATCAATCCAAACTGACCCTTGGGCAAGCGATCAAATATCTTGTCATCAGTTTTGTCATTGATCACATACTGTCGTACTCGAATTTGATACATATCCGGAAAATGACTGACTGCAGGTTGTAACAGTGCTTCACTCAGATCAACCACATACAACGGATCCAATGCGACCATGATATCAATAAAATCTTCCTTACCGGGCCGTAAGACCATCCCGGGCAATCTCCAATCACTGTGACTACGGATTCGATTGCACAGGACTTCTTTGTCTGCATCACTGATTTTGAGCCGACGATCTAAGATGTAGTCTGTGGTTTCATTGGGAGATTCGTCAATGAACCATCGTAGGCTTTGTTGATAGTATGATCTCTCCTGCCTGGCGATCTGTGTTTCGATCTCGACTTTCAATGTTTCTAGTTCACGATGGAAACCTTTTATAGCCCGTCTGACATTGTCTGAGTGTAGAGCAACATCCTTGGTACATGACGGAAACTGTACTTTGTGATTTTGCACAGTATGTACGATATGATCTAAGCGTCCAGTGATTGCACCATACTCTGGGTCAAACTCTTTGGTTCGCAATAGATTACGATAGGAGATTAGTTGGCTTAGCTTCATTCGAATGAAAATAATGATTGGAAAGTGTTTTCGGTATTGGTGGCACTGGCAAGATCCCAGTCCAACACACTCAGCAAGTTGTCTACTTTGCCATCTACCACAGTGGCTTCCATCTCGCTGTCATCAAAAGGTAGTTCTTTAAACCATTGCGGCAAATGCTGCTCATCTGTGGGATAACCAATGCTGGTCCATCCCAGGGCATTGCTTTTGAGCTTGCACACTATGGTCTTCATACCATCTACTACGGCCATGCTATAGTTGTCTGAATTCATCCTACGCAAGGTATTCCAGTTCAGCGCAGCCCGCACATGCCCTGGCATGTTGGCTTTGCCCAGTCGTTCTTCTTCCTTGCCATACTTGGTCAAGTTGTTCACACGCTTGGGCGAACCTTTCTCCCAGCCTGGTCTCTCTTTGAACGCATACTTGAACTCACGGATCTTTTCAATGATAGATTCACGTTCGGCACCTGATAGTACATCTGCCAACACATCGCTAAGGAAGTCTTGTATGACCTTGGGTGTGTCACTGCGCTTGAGATCCAAGCCTGTGGCCTTGATCTTACCTGTCTTGCCTTCCACATCCAGTCTACGGTTTTCCAAGTCAATGATGTTCACAGCATAACGCTTCTTGGTGATAAACAAACCACGGTCAGCAACCATTTCTCGACCGGCTCGGATCAGTGATCCCATGTCTCTGGGACAATGGAAACTCTGTTCCATAAATGCAGGAAAACTTTCATTGACCTGTTCAGCTATGCTGTCATATAGCTGGATGCAGGTTTCTTTGTTCCATGTCATGCGTCCTTCTGAGACTTCCTTCCGCAACACAGGCCAGGCACTGAAGTAACACGAATCTGTGTCACCGTAGATCACTGCTTCACCCACGTGATCATACTTGCCCGTGATGCATTCATTGATGTAGGCGTCCATGTGTCTAGCGATAGCACGACCTGTGAGCGTGGTGCTTTGACCAATGCGCTTGTCAAAGAATCTACAGCCTGGATTCAAGATAGCACCATACAAACTGTTCAAGTTAATCTTCTTGACCAGCTGGCGCTTGTCCCAGAAAGCTTCTTCCTTCTTGTCAGTGGCATCCTTTTTCTTGGCCTGCATCTCTTTGCGTTCGGCATACCAGCGTTCCAGCAGTCCTGGGATGATGCCTTTCTTCTCATAGCTGAGTATGGTACCATTGGCAGTGAGTATCCAAGGCTGATTGCTGTCGTAGATCAAGTTCCATACTTCAGCGGCGCTGTGTACAGACTCTTCTCCAGACTCCCAGTCTATGGTAATCTCTGTACCTCGCTGTTGTTCCATCACAGCAGTATATTCCAGTGATCCAAACAAGCCTTCCCATGCTGCTGCAAAGCTCATACCTGATGTGATGTGATCGTGTATCAATCTATCAGTCATGGTCTGGCGCAGTTGCCCTACGATAGTTTCGGGTCCCATGTTACAGGCCCGGATGGTGGATGGATACAGACTGTTCAAGTCCACTGAGCCAATCCATTCATGCATGCCTTTTCTGGGATAGGCCACATAAGCACCTGCAGCCTGTGTGTCCTCGTCTGTGAGTCGTTGTTTGCGATTTGGAACCACCATACCACGCTCATGTGCTTCATTGATGATGGCCTGTTCAGTCACAGCCACGGCACCCATTGTGGTTTGCAGCAGCACAGTATTGGCATGTGCCAGTTCGTTGGCCAAGTCCAGGAATCGTAGTTTTTTGTCCAGCTTGCCAATCAGCATGGTATCTTGGCGGTTGTACTCAATGAATGTCTTAAAGTGCTGATTGTACAGTTGGTCCAATGTGCCTTCAAACTGTGTCTTGCGTTCACCCAGTTCGTATTCACTGATGGCGTCCAAGCTGTATGAATGGCGTTCTTCATAGGTGTACTTGCGATACAGTTGCATATAGTCCATATGCACACGGCCAATCAAATCGTAAGTTTGATTCTCGGCACCAAAGCGTTCAAATGTTCTCTGCTTGGGCAGTTGTCCCCAAAGACAGAACTTCCTGGTGTCATCTTTACTGAGTATGCGTGTGATGCGGTTCACTGTGTAAGGGATATCATAGCCCTCACTGTTCCAACCACTGAGCACATCCGCGTCATCAATGATGTCCAGGAAGGATTTGACCATTTCCGATTCAGACTCAAACAGCACAGTATTGTCAAATTCTTTGACTAGATCTTGTGCCGTGTCCCAACTCAATCCTTTGGGTGGTACAGCCAATGTGATCAGTTGATCCAACCAGTCAAGATATATGGATATGGCAGTGATAGGATTGAATGGATCTGCCACAGGGCTGAATCCACGTTCCTTGTCAAAGGCTACCTCAATGTCAAAGAAAGCTGTGTGTAGTTCTGGCGCATTCTGATCCTTGTAGTTCTCTTCAAAGCAACGGAAAATGGGATTGATGTCACTCTCATACAGTTGTTTGCCGCCGTGCATGCGCACTTCTTTGCGGAACTCTTTGTTGTTGCGTGTGCTGAACCTTGACACGGATGTGCCGTAGATGCTGCGGAACTTGCCTCTGGGATCATCGTAGTAGAAGATGTAGTTGGCCGGATATTCTCGATACTGTCTTTGGCCGTCGCGGCGTTCTACAACATGGATGCGATCGTGTTCACGATCAAATAGTGCGTCGATGTAACTCATTTTCTCCTTGTGGCTTATGGCCCACTGGCCGTTGAACTTGCCCGTGACGTGGGCGACTCGTGCTCTCGCAAATATTTATAGCGTCTTGCCTGCTGTGGTCAGGATCTGTTCCAATAGCTCGTGATCTTCTTGTGCTTTGCCAAACTCGGCCTTGTGCGCGATCTTGATAGCTTTCTTGAGAATGGCTGGTTTGAGTTCCATTTCCTCAGCAATGGCTTTGATGGTGTCGGTCAACCCATCGTTCAAGGTTTCAACTTCTTGCATGACCTGCATGCCTTCATTGATGATTTGGATGAGCTTGGCTTTTTGTTCTGAGGTAAAAACGCGGTCGGACATGTCTAAACTCCTTGTAAAATGCATATTATACAGCATTCCATACAATAGTCAAGATCAGTTTGCTCATTTGGACCACTGGGTAGCGAATCCAGTGGTCCGGGCAGGAGCCACCCACTCGGTCCTAAGGCCAGAGTTCGTTATTTTTCTTCCACGTAGTCCTGGCTAAGATCCTGTTTGGCCTGTTGCTTGCGACGTGCGCGAAACAGTTCGATGGCCATACCTGCGTCTGCCAAGTTACGGAAACGGCTGCGCAGTGGGCGGTCTCCATGACGTATTTCAAAACCATTTTGTTCATCACCGTGTACTTCAAACACTGTGCCGTCATCCAAGGTTTCTGTTTGGATGGGGGCCTGTGGTTGTGCCGCTGCTGTGTCGATTTTGTCTTCTACATCATGCACAGTTTCTGGTTCAGTGAGTTCGTAATCATCTTCTTCGATTTCTTCTTCGGCTTGACCCTTTTGTACAGCAGCAATGGCCTTGTCCTTGAGAGTGCGATCAATGCTGACCTTCTTCTCCAACTTGTCCAGATACTGATTGAGATCCTTTTTGACCTTGCTCAGCATGTCCTCTTCGATCTCGCCCATGGTTTCTTCCAAGGCAGTTTTCTTAGGCTCCACTGAATCGCCCACCATGTAGCCATCTGCAGGGTGCTTGGGATCGGTCTTGGAACCCAACACGCTGATATGTTTGGGTTTGAACAGGGCCGGCATCTGTGGCACACCTTTTTGCTGCTGGTTCAAACCATGTTTGACACTCACTGGTGTGGTGCGGGCTTCGATAGCCGCTAGGCGTTCCATGATGTCGCGGACGTCATTGGTCATGCTCTTTGATCTTTCAGGAATGACTTCAGCATCCAACCATGCTTGGCTTGTGCATCCAGGCGTTCGGCGATGAAGTTAGCAATGCCTTGATTGTTCTCTTGCTCGGCTACTGCAAAGCAATCATTCAGCAGTTCGATCAAAGTATTGTTGTTGGCCAACAGTTCTTCAATCATGAGTCTGGCACGGGGTATCTTGGTCTGACCTGGTATCAGGCTCAGTTCATTGAAACGTTCAAAACTGCCTGGGGCATATTCGTCCAAGGTGCGTATATACTCAGCGGTTTTGTCAATGCTGTTGTTGTATACTTCTTCGTAGAGATTGCCAAAGAATTCGTGTAACTGCGCGAAGTCAGGTCCTTCCACGTTCCAGTGGAACAACTGTGCCTTGATTGAAAAGGCGTATTCAGTTGCTAATAGAGTTTTTAAACTGTCCGCGAGCATTTTTATTCCTTTTGTATTCCTTGGGCGTGTTAGGAGTAGGGTCCGTCGTGTATTTACCACTCAGCAGGCCACCGCCGGCTCTTGATTGTGTGCCCAGTGCCATTGACACAGGTGCCACGGACCCTGATGATGTGGATCCCACAGAAGCATTTTCCATTATCTCGCGCATCTTCATTCTAGGATCTCCAGTATTTGTTCATCGTGTATCACCGCAGGATCACTTTCTGTTCCAATGCGCACATTACGCACTTTGAGTCTACCTTGTTCTGGTTTTACTAACTCGTATCTAATAGGGTAATGCCCAGGTCGGGCTCGTACTACAATGACTTCTTCAAGATAATGTTCGGTCCAAAGCCAGGTGCGTTCAGCAAACAGTTCGTCACCTACAAACACACGGTATTTTGAATACTCACCGGGATTCTTGATATACACATCACACAGCACCTGCACGCTTTTAGCCTTCATGTCAGTGCCCTGTGGCGGCTAACTGTGCGCCTTTGTTGAAACTGGGAGACCATGAACTGGCGCTGCGACGTCCACGTGCCACTGACCAGTCGTAACCGGCACGATGTCCTGAACAGTCTTTGGTGCATTGGCTACCCATGAACGTGAGTTCTTTCAAACGCTTGAGGCGTTTTTTTTCAACCACAAACTCTTGTGCTCTCATTTCTTGGGTTGCCTTGGGGGTTGTACTGCTGTGGGCATGTTCTTGTACACACGTTTGTTGGGATCATACACAGTTTTCATTGGGCCAGCTTGGGCCAACTGTTTGAGTCGCATCAGTTTCTCTTGGAAATCATCTTGATGCATGCCTCCAAACTGGTCTTGATCTTTGCCGCGTGCTTCCGCCAAGCCTTCGAGTTCTTCAGCAGGCCAGCTGATGTAGCTGTTGCCATTGACGTCACCTGCCTGCACCACAAACACACCGCCGTTGTCGTAGCCTTCATCCTGGCCGATTTCCCAACCTGCGGCTGCAAGTGTTTTTTCTATGCCAGGATCTTGGTCACCATTCCACCATTGTGCGGCCATGCGCTTTAGTGTTTCTTCGCTGAAGCCATCGTCACCGTCATCGCCGCTGGGAGGTGCAAATTCGTTCAAACCTTCCGCCACACCTTCTGTTTTGTTGCCCCAGTTCTTGGCACCTTTCTTGCGGCACTGTACCAGGGCGCCAGATGCATAGGCACTGGGCCATACCTTGTATCGGCTCTTGACTTTGTAGTAACAAGCATCTTGCTTTTCATTGATCATAGTGTCGGGATACATGTTGCCGCCACACTCGGGACACATCTCATGAGATTCCTCCACTGCCTCATTCTTTACACAGTTGGGCACAGTTTTGCCAAACAGTTCTTTGTTGCCTTCTTTATGATAACCTTTCCAGCAGGCTTCGTCTAGATTGGCATGTGAGTGATTTCCGTGTGTTTCACACATGTTACAATCGGGACAAGTCATCTCCATGGTGATATCTTCATTGTGTTTCTTTTTACCAGCACAATGCGCTTTTTGTGAGAAACCCTTTGGATGACTACAGTTGATACTGCTTTTGTATTTTTTACTCCACTTTTCTGTTATATCTTGTTCTTTGACTTTGGTAGCCACATTCTTAGCTGCACCACGACGCTCAGGATCAGGATCTTCTCGACGTTTCTTGGCCGCTGCACTGGCACGACCTTTTTTGCCCAAAGACTGTGCTTTTGATTGTGGCAAGCATTTTGGCTTACCTTCGCTGCTACTGCCACGGGCACAGTCTCCACGTATCTTGCCATCGGGACCAAAGCGTACCCACTTCTCTTTGAACCATTTGCGTAGATCTTCTGCAATGGCAGCTTCAGACACATCTTGCTGACCACCCTGCACCCACTTCTGTATGGCTGCTCGGATATTGGGACGAGCTTTGTCCCAGGGCTGTACGGCTGTGGTAGCAGCACTGGGCATGATCTTGGGATCCACTGTGGAGATCTTGATGCTGCTGGACATGCCATCGGGATTCAATCCTGCCTGTGTGAAATCTGCGCGGATCACTTGACCATCAGCCAGTTTGAAATACTGTTGATCAGCGTCAAACAGTTCATTCAACTGTGATTCATTGGCATGGTCCGGCAGCTTCTTGTAGTCGCTTTTGCGATCAGCAGCATGAAACTCACGGGCCACATCTTGGCTGATGCCTACCTTCTTGGCGAACTTGGGATTGTTGGCAGCAGCCGCCATGGTACGGAACTGTGCCTGGCTGGTGCTCTTTTCAAACAGATCTTTGGCTCGCATATTAGTCTCGACCAGTCACAAAACCTTTGACACCACGCATCATGTCTGTGCCCGCAGTCTTTAGTTGCTGACCCAGGCCAGGATTCACACGACTCACATCACGCATGGGTGCGCGACCCATCTTCTCTAGATATACTTGATCGCCTACCACACGAATCACTCTGTCGCTGCCGATCTGATTGCGCACATACACGCGGTCACCACGCTTGAATGCGTGATCCTGATCTTCCGCCACACCTTGCTCGGCCATTCCTATCTTACGCATCACTGCTGGAGAAGCGATCTTTTTCACTGCATCTCTTTGTCCTACTTTCACTGCTTTGTTACTGAATTTTTGTGATAGGGTGTCATAATGTTTGGCCAATGGATTCATATAGCCGCCACCTAATGCATCATGTATCTTGGGATCCATTGCCTGATTACTTTTGTTTTT